CCGTAAAAAGTAAGCGTGTAGGAGTTAGGTTGTCCGTTTTTTAGTTGCGACTTTTCCATTTGGATTTTACCCCTGCGGAAAAATGTCATATCTATTTCAATATATCCGTCTAAGCGTTCTTGGTAATTGATTGAACTATTAACCGCGTTTTCGTAAAAGTATTCCCATACCGCGTTATTACGCGCGCTCGTAGGTATTGTGAACGACTGCGAAAAGTCGGTGTAGGTTTTACTAATATCCTGAATGTTTTGAATCGTAGAATTTACTTCGATTGTTTCATCCGAGAATAAATCTAACTCCCTACCTTCTACAAAAATTCTTACTTGCCTTTTCATTAGATAACATTATTTATAAGGTCGGTTAAACTTTCGAATTCCAAAGGATAATTTATTTGTTTCGTATTTATGTTCTTTTGTTTTTCAAGTTCCTTCGTTTTCATTTTAACGGGCATTCCATTTAATAAAATTCGTTCGCTTAAAAGTAGTTGTTGAAGATTATTCGAAAAAGTTTCGTCAACCCAACCCGTGTTAACTCGGTAAGATATTATCCCATTCGTGTTAAATGTTTGTCGTTGGTTTAAGTCGGGGTTGTAACTTACGAACGGATTCGAAAATTCTTGCATTAAGTTAAACTCGGTTGATGAAGTTGCTAAACTTTCATAGGAAGCCTTAAACATAAATTCACGTTGCCAAGCGCCATACTTATTTATGAAATCTATTACAACGGGTTCGTATAAACATTCTTCGATAGGATAAAACGTAGATTCCCAAACAACCGCCGAACCTAATTTAATTCGTAAGATATTACCCGTTAAATAGTATGCAGGTCGAACCCTATAAAGATTATAAACATTACTTGAAGCAATCGTATACGAATGCGTTAAACCCGTTTGAAGTTGCTCGTATTGAACTGTGTAACCCGTTGGTAAATAAGCCGTAAAAGTTCCCGCGCGTTCAAGTGGATTAACTGAAGGATTGTTATTTGCGTCCGCCCAATAAAAATAATTTTGTTCGTTAAGGTGGTAATTCTCTAACTGCATAGGATTCATACCTTCCGAATAATAGCCATAGCCGTCAAACGCTTGGTAAGTTAACGTATCTAACAAAACGTAAGTGGTTAGCGCAAGTTTATAGCGTTTAATTTGAACCATTGTATATTGTTCCGTACCCAATAAAGCGTTATCCGTTGCGTAATTGTTTACAAAATTATTATGGTTAATTGCTTCCAATAAATACGGAGAAACGTTATAAAGCGTTTGCGTATTGTTGCTTGCAGGAATCAATTTTTGTAGCGTGTAAGTTGGCGAAGTTGGCGGGGTTGCTCCGTTCGGATAAATGTAAAGTTCGACTTTACTTCCTGATTGCCCTACTTCGTTAACCTCAATTATAAACGGGGAACGTGCGTAAATGTTAGTAGCCATAGTTCTTAAAATTTTCTTTCATTATTGTATCGAATGTTTCTTGCGCTTCTAATCCGTAAGCGTCTATTAATTCGTTTGGTAAGTTCTTAAATGCGTACTTAAATGGCTTGGTAAAGAACATCGAAGGCTTTATTCCTTTATTCCATATCGAACGCGTTATAATCATAGCCGTAGCGTTAGAACTTATGAACCTTCCTTTTTTATCTCGGAATTGAATTCGTCTTTGCTTAACCCACTTTTTAATACCTTGAGTTAAACCGCCTTTTTTTCCCGTTCCCGAACCAAACTTAAAACCGCTTAAACTTCTTCCGCTTCGTACCCCTCGAACTCCTTGGTCTTGATAAAATCCGTATTCTTCCATTTCAAAAAAGAAACGAATTGAGTTAGGCATTACCTTTATTTCTGCGCCTAAAGATTGTTTTAGTTTTCCTGAAGCATTTTTACTGCGTAAGTTACTTTTCGCCTTAGCTATTACATAGTCGCGAAATTCCTCGAGTGCTTTAAGTTGTAGTTCTTTGTCCATTAACAAATAGTCATATCGTTAGGGAAGTCCACGTCGAAAGTCATCGCCCAACCCGCTAAGTAGTTTTCAAAGCGTTCTACAAAAGGTTCGCAAGTAGGCGCACCATTTAATTGGTAAAGGTTGTCCCATATATTTCCGTGTTTAAGCATTTCAAACGCTCGGTTCAAAATTGCTAACTGCGTGTTAAGTACGTCTATTTCGTTATCCGAAGTTTCAAACTTTGTAGTTGGTTCTTCTTTTCTTTGGCTTACGTTATCCATAGCCATTAACGTTACATTCGCAGTCATTACGTTGTCATTAAACGTAACTTGGTTTACCATTATATGAACCAACGGGAATAAGTTTTGTTTACCTAAGTCCACGTTAAAAATTGAACCCTGCGTAATGGTGTTCACTAACGGGTCGGCTGTAAAGTGGGTATTAAGTTCGTTTAGTAATGAGTAGTAACCATTCATTTGTTATTCTTTTTTATTTCCATTAATTCGATTTCGTTTTTTTCGGCTTCGAATGTGAGATAGGTAAGACACTTATATAATCCGTATTTAGTAACTTCGTCGTATCTTGTAACATCGCCTTTAGCGAGTCCATAGATTGAACTATACCAACCCCACTTTTTTCCGAATTGAGTTCTTGCGCTAAAGTCGCTTGTTCGGTCTCGTTCATCTTCGTCAACTCCGTCTCTAAATAATTTAGGGTAGCGCTTAATAACTCGCTTCCTAAAGTCCAAAAAAAAACCGAAGCCGAAATCGCTACGTCCATAGGCGCGAATTTCATTAACTCGCCGTATTCTCCTGCGCCTGTATATTCGATTATTTCGTATTTTTCCCCGTCTTTAATTTTAATTGGTCGGTACATTACCGCCATTGCTTTGTGGAAATCGTCCCACTTCGACAAATAGTTATCCAAGTCGACGTACTCCCCGAAACTTATATTCTCAAGGTCGGTAATAAATCCAAACTCAAGGTCTTTAATCTTAAAGGTAGGTTTGAACTTTGGCTTTTCCGCGAATATATTTTTGAAGTGAATAATTAAGTCGTTAACGCTTGTTAGTTTCATTTTAACAACGTCCTTTAGTTCTATACCGCAAAATATCTCAATCATTTTCTGCGCGATAAATTCTTCGTCGTTGGAAGATTGCTGCAACTTCAGGAACTTTTGATAATTCATTAAAGGGATTTCACTAATTGAACTTGGTACGGTTATTTCTAACTTCATATTTATTAAACTATTTATTCGTGTTTTTGTAATTCATAACGTGTTCGTGCGCCTTAATAAGCATATCAAAGTGCGCTGTAAATCGTGCCATATTGTTAAACACTATTCGAACGCGTTTGCCCGTTCGTTCCTGAATGTAAGATTCTACTCGAGAAATCATTACTTGTAAATCGTTAGTTTTATCGTATTGCATAGCTTCCGTATGTTGCGCCTATTCCCAAAGTTTCCATTTCGTGGTATCTTAAAGCGTCTATTGCGTGATTATTAAAGTCGATAGGTTTCCTTAAGCGTCTTCCCGTCTTGTCGGTGTCCCAAATATACGAACGAAGTTCTTTGATTAAATCCACACTTTGATTAGTTACTAAATAATCTTGTCGTTGCATTACGTCTATTCCGTAGTTAATTGAATCCTTACCCTTGGTTACTCCTTTAATCGTTATACCTAATCGTCTTATTTCCTCTATACTTTTAGGCTCGGAAGAATCCGCATATACTATTACGTTTTTTGGTAGGCGCTTCGCTATTTCGCTATTTACTAACCCGTTTTGGTAAACAATTTCGTTTACTATTCTTTGCCCGTTGTATGCGTAAATTTCAATTATCGCGGTAGGGTCGTTTGTATATCCAAAGTCAAGTCCTATCCCTAACAACCTTGCTTCTTTTGGTATCGTGTCAATTATCTTCCAATTACTGAAAACAACCCCCTCGAGCATTCCAAGTTGACCTTCCCCGTAAACCTTCCACCAATTAGCCCAATAAGAACTCGTCTTTGCTTTGTCTCGGTTCTTTTCTATTTGTTCTACTATTGATTGGTCTAACGCTTCGTTATCTTTGTATGTAAGAATTAAGAAGTCCGAGTCGGGTTCGTCTTTTAGTTCCGTATGAACCCAAAATTCGTTAGCAGGGTTAAAGTCCAAATAAACTTCCTTCCGTGTTCGAATAGCCAACTCATTATAAGCGTCAAAGGTTACATTATTACATTCGTTTATGTAAAGAATGTCGCGCCTTGCTCCACGGAGTTTACTCGAATCGTCTGCGGAAAAGAATTCGATTACCGAACCATTTGCGAACTCATAACGAAGTAACGACTTGTTAAACCTATCCTCGAAGAATCTGCCCGTCCATTTCATTATTTTTAAGAAATCCTTTAACGCACCCCGCCTTAAGTGCGGGATTGTTTCTGCAACTACACTTATTTCTATTCCGTGTATTGATAACGCCTTATTAATTAGCACCGCTAAAATTGAATAAGTTTTAGAAGCCGAAGTTCCGCCTTGAATAATCTTAACGCGGTTCTTAAGTCCGAGAACCTTATTCGTTGCGGTTGTCCTCTTGAACATCGGGGAATAAAGGAATTTCTATATTTGTTTGTTCGATTTGCTGAACGGGTGCGCCATAACCGCTATCCATTAACGCTTTGTATGCGTTTACATCGCCTTCACGCGCTTTTTTAATTAGCGCCAAGGTCATTAGGTCTTCTTGGCTCATTGTTTCGTTTTCTCCTGTAATTGGGTTCTTTAAGTTTTGATTAACTTCCAACCATTGCCGTGCTATTGTGCTTCGGTTCTTACTACCCTTTGGTCTTCCTGCGGGGTTTCCGCTTTCGCCTTTTTCCCACCTTGGTTCTATTTGTCCTTTGCCTGCCATTTCGTTGCTTATTCGTTGTTTTTTACAAAATAATCAAATTGTTTTTTTACGCAACTTGATAATTCAATATATGTTTGTTTATGCTCAGGAAAAGTATGTATTGCAAAATGACTTTCACTTAACAAAAATAACGCCGTATATCCCATTGGTTCAAAATGCTTTTCAATTACATCTAAAACACCAAAACCGCTTTTATTAAGTAATAACATATATTTATCAAATAATATACTAGGATTAGTTTCATCTATCCAACTTGAATAATTATACATTTGTGCTTTCATCTACTTCTATTTTTGGAAATATATTTTTAATTTCTTTTGTGTTTCCTTTGTAAAATACTAAAACATTTTGATGACATTTGCCAATCTTTCTATGCTCCATAAACCTACCTACTCTTTGCGGTAATGTTCCAATACTTTCAATTAAAATTAATTCATTATACAATTTCATTCCGTTTTTAATAAAAATACGTTTAATATCATCTATAAAATTATAGTAGTATCCGTCTTTATCTCGTACGTCTCCAACCGTAATAACTGCAAATCTATTTTCTTTTAAACATTTTACGGCTTTACTAAAGGCATCTTCTATTATTTCTATAAATTCTTCGTAAGTGTCTTGATTGCTTGCATCGTTTTCTAAATCTGAATAAACTTCCAAATCAAAGTAAGGCGGACAACTAAATAATAAATCTTGTGAGTTTTCTTTAATATAGTTTAATACATTTCTTCCGTCATCGCATATATAATTTGCATTAAAACCTTTTACTCTTGCATTATTTAAATCGGCTTGTTCTTTTCTTAATTCAATACCTGTAAATTTATTGCCTAAATAACTACTAACATAACCAAAAACTGTATCACCTGCAAAACAATCAAACGTATTACATTTTTCAAGTCCAAACCATTTATTTGTGATTTCGGCTAAAACAGGGTCAAGTATTGAAACTCCGTTATTCATTTCCGCCATTATACTTCCATTTGCTAAAGTATTTTCTCTACTTTCACCGTTATCGTTAATTATTTCTTTCCAATAACGTTTTCTATCATTCCAATAACCCTGCCTTGTATCTAAAATTGTAAAAGGAGGTATTAAAAAAGTTTCTTGAAGTTTACCGTGTGCAATTACTTCTTTATCTACTTCTTGAATGCTTAAATCAATAGGCAAGTCTAATCCCCAATCCTCTAACTTATCAGCATCCCATTCATTAGCTAAAGTATCCCAATCCCATTCCCCAAACCCTACGTTATCCTTTACTATAAATTCGTCTTTTTGTTCGCTTGTAAGGTCGTTCGCCCTAACTATTGATACTTCGGTATAACCTGCTTCTTTAAGTGCCTTAAAACGCATATTTCCACCCAAAATAATGTTATTCTCATCCACTACTATTGGACGAAGTTCTAACATTTGTGGAAAATCCTTAATTGATTTGACTAATTTATTAAACTTTTCGTCTTTAATTAACCTTGGGTTCTTCGGGTTTGATTTAATTTCCGATAGTTTTACTTTTTCTATTTTCATATTATTGCTCCTATTCCTGTTAATTTTCTTACAACATCAATGTTATTATCGTAGTGAGTAACTATTCCGAGTTCTTTTACTTTTTCAATTTTACCTTCGTTTGAACCCATTGCGTAAACTCTGCCTACGGGAATTCCTAATTCGTTTGCTTTAGGTAACATTCCGTCTTTATTTTGACGTGCGGAAATAATATAAACTTCTGCGCCTTCGTTAATTAGTTGTTTCGCTTTTTCGTAACCTCGTTTAGTGCTTAAAGTTCCGTCGAAGTCGAACGAAATCTTTTCCCCTGCTAATTTTGTTTTGAATGCGTCTTGGCAAACTGCATAACGTTGGTCCACATCGTATTCCTCGGTCATTTTAGAATCCGCCATACAACGTTGGATGAATTCTTTTTCGGTTTCGTTATTCGTTGGTTGTGGTATCGGCATTTTGTTCGGCTTTATAAACTGCGTAAAGTTGATTAAGTTTATTTACGATTTCACGTAAGCAAGAACCGCACGAAGTTGGTTGTACTCGTTCGTGTAAAACTCGGTTGTAAATCTTTAGTAACTCCCGTTGTTCGCTTGGACTTACGCTACTACGTCCACGATTGTAAAAAGTATCTAAATATGCGTATTCGTCTTCCGTTAGGCATTCGGGTTTTTTATAGCGCCAAAGTTCATTTAGTTTTGCTTTGCGTTCATCGCACCCGCAATCTTCGCCCATTACCCACTTGGCAACTTTTGCTATTCCTGTAACTTCTAAAATGTTTTCGACGGTGTCTCCTAAACCTTCGGCTTGTTTTTTTCTTGGTCTTGCCATAACTTATTTATTTAATTAATTCAAAATCTTCGTTTTTGTAGTCCGTGTAATCTTCTCCAACGGCTATTCTTATTTTTTGTTTGCAGTTCTTTAAAGTGTTGAAAATGCTACTTGAACTTATTTTCGTTTCGGCTGCTATATCCCTTATGCTTAAATCCGTGTCTCGGTATAGTTCGAATAACTTTTGGTCGTACCAATGCCACGAATCAACCTCGTTTTCTATCTTACACAAAATCTTTAAGTAGGCTTCGTGTTTATCTAATTGGCTTGGTTCGTCTTTTATTTGTATCGCCTCAATATCAAAGCCTTCAAACTTTCCTTTATTACGTACCCCATAAAGATACATATTACGTAAAGTGAAATACATAAATCCTTTATTGATTTGGCCATTTTGAATAATGTTTTCAGGTTTACAATACTTGTATAATCGAAGGTAACATTCTTGTACTAAGTCTTCAGCGTATAAATCCTCGCCAAAACTTTTAACCAATTTTACCCAATCTTTGTGTTCTTTTGCCACGTCTTTAAGCCATTCCATAGTGCTTAGTTTGTTGTCAAATATAATAATTAATTTTTAATCACAACAAAATATAAAAAAAAGCCACCTTATTCGGGTGGCAATCCATTGTAAAAACGATAAACAAACGCGTCTAACTTCTTTGCAGTTTCAAGGCTTACGGGTTTACCGAGTAAGAATCTATCTAGGTTGTATTGGTGCATTTTGTGGCCTCGTTCTTTTATTTCCATTACTATTTGATTCCGTGTTTTTGTTTCTAGAATCTTACGCAAATAACTTCGAAGTGAGTAATCGTCTATAAACATATTAAAAAGGTAAATCGTCTTTTTCTATTACTTGAGTGTGGACTTGTTTCGGGGATTCGTTCACGTAAGGCTCGGAAAATGAACACGAAAAGTATTTTAATCCTTTGGAAGATTCTTTAAGCCATAAAGCTATCTCCATTTCTTTTCCGTTTACGTTTACTTTTCCTCGGTAGTCGGGGTGTTTTTCGTTTTGTTTTTTGTCGTTCTTAAAAATTGCTCCCGTGTTGTTTTTTGTTTCCATTTGTTATTTGTTTAAGTTTATTTCGTGTTCTTGTAGGCTATTAAAAAACGTTTCCCGTATGCGTTCAACTATTAATTGTTCTTCGTTGCTCAATTCTTCGTATTTCCATAGCGTTCTAAGTTCCTGTTGCATTTCCCAAAGAACGTTTAACATAGCTTGTCCTTTCGTGGCGCAATAGTATTCCGCTTCTTCGTCGGGTAAGTTAAATTCAAGTGTTGCTTTCATAGGTTTCGTTATAGTATTTTTCTGCTGTTGAATATGGCTTATCTCTTAATAAAAATGATGTGTTATAAGCCTCAATTATCTGCTCTTTCTCCATTTCTTTTGCTTTGTCATAAAAAACTTTAGGAACATTAAAACCCTCTAATATTAATTCATCAACCAACCACTCTATTGCTGTTTGTTTCATAAGGTTTGCATTAATAAGTTATAGTATTCTCGACATAGTTCGACACGTTCTTTAATCTGCTCGATTACGGATTCGTCTTTTTGCACGAACCAATACTTTACACGTCGATTTTTCGGAATGTGGCTAAACTTATGCTTTGCTTCGATTTCTTCGCGTAGTTCCTGCGATTCGTCTATAAGGTGGAATTTCCAATGCGCCCGTCTTATTTCGTCTTCCACCATTTCGCTCGGAGTGTCTATAAGGCAATAAGCCAAAATTGATTCTTGTTTACCCGTTAACCACATATACCCTTGAAGTTGGTAATAATAATCTTTGTTAGGTAAATCCGTTTCGAACCACGGGAATGTTGAAGCCTCCCAACTACTTTTAACGTCTATTAACACTTCGTCCGTGTTTACGTCGGGAGTTCCCGTTAACCAATCGTTCGTAAAATGTTCGTCGTTCTTATAAATAAACTTAAAATTTAACACGTCGTTAACAAGTGCTATTGATTCTTCTTCGACTTCGTTTCCTTTGTCGGTGTAACGTGAACTAAACTCCTTTCGGATTCCGTATTTTTCTTTCAATACGATTTCTTCAACGTACGACTTTGCCGTTTGCGATAGGACTTCCCCCGACTTGCGGGGGTTAGTCATTATCTTACCAATTTGAGAACATCGGACTTTCATACGTTTTCAAGTAATTTTGTTTGACCTTCGGTTAACTCAAACTTTTCGATTAGTTCTTCTTTAGTGTATTTCCCTTCGGCAATCATTTCTAAAGCCTTACTTAATCGTTTGTTATCGATAGTTGGTTTTTTCTTTACTTGTTCGCCCGAAGCGTCGGTGTCTTTGTCCGTAACTAATCCGAGCGCCGAACTTAAAGCGTATCGACGGAAGTAAGTAACACCGCTGCCGAAACTTTGGTAATCGTTCATTCCTTTTAATTCGACTTGCGGAATAGCTACCTTTGATTCTAACGTTTCGCCACTTTCAACGTGGAAAATAACCGTACAAATGTAGTCGATTCCTTCTTTAGTGTCAAGTAATTGCGTAAAGCCTAATCCGTGTTTTTTTAGAAGCGGGCTAACTACTTCAAAAATCTTCGGTAAATCTGCGTAACTATACCCATAGCCTTGCGTCCCTTTGTGAATTACGGGTACTTCTTGTTGGAAGGCTGCCAACGACTTAAATAAATGTTTCATAGCGTATAAATTAAAACGTGCGTTAACCAAGTCGCACCCCTTGTTTTGTTAAAATAATCCTAATTCACTTTCTTTAACAGTACTTTTGCATAAACTACCCGTCCAAGTTTTGAATTCTAATTTTACTTTTCCGCTTTTTAATACTTTGGTAATTGTTGCTTTTTGAAGTAAAAAACTTTCAAACATTTGTACTTTGTGAATTACTACATCTCCGATTTTTAATTTTGTTTCTTGTGTTTTCATAGCGTTTTTGTTTTTAATTATATACAAATATAAACACTATTTTTTAATCTGCAAACTTTTTTGATTTTTTTTTTAATTTTTTTTTATGAAGTCCACCAAAGGAAGTAAAATCCCCTTGCTTGTATTGCTATCTCCACCCCTTACATCGCGGTTCGTATTTAGATATTTTCTGCATAATGTTTTTAATTCGTCTTTTGTTATCATTACAAAATGCGTGTCGCTCAACCAATAACACCACCATTCCGCTTCGCTTGTTGATATTCCTGAACGTTTACCCCTGCTTTCGTATTCTACAAAGATATTTCCCGTTTCCGTTGCTTTGAAGTCTCGTTTAACTTCTATTCGTTTACCAAGTAATTCAAATAACTGTGTTTCGTATGTTTGTCCGATTGCTAAATCAAAACGGAAGTCGCTATTTAATTGCATTTATCTTTTGTTTATATGTTTCAATTATTTCTTTGAGTTCGTCCCGTGTGTATTTTCGTGTTTCGTGTGCTTTTTCGTGGAGTTCTATTAATTTATCCGCGCCAATTCTTTGTTGGATTCCTATTTGGTAGTTTAATAAGTTTCCGTGTTTGTGTTGGTTGCACGTTACACACTGCCCGTGTACGTTATTTTCATCGAATGTAACGGCTTTGTGTCCGCCACTACTAAAATAATGCCCTGCGTCAAACTTTGAACCGAGTTTAGAACCGCAACTTACGCAAGGTTTATCCTTGTCTCGAAGCCTTATGTACTTGTTAAATACCACTTGCGCCAATTTAGTGAGTTCCTGTACGGTTTGGAGTTCGTCTTTTAATATCTTCTTTTTCTTTTTCCATTGCTTTTCCTTTTCAAGTTCAACCCAAACTTTAACACAAAACGAATCAAAGCAATACTTTTGGTTAAATCGAACGGGAGTAAATTCGTTTTTACATTGTTTGCACTTCATTACTCGTAATTTAAGGCTTTATTAATGGCTTCTAAGCGTTTATTTTCCGTGTTTAAGTCCAAGTTAACTAATTCTAATCTATAAGCATTTTGGCGAAGCGCTCGATATTCCTGCTCGAGTTGATTCCAATATACCTTGCATTCTTGTAAATGTTCTAAAGTTTCTTCCATACTATCTATTAAATCGGTTCTGTTAGGGTTCTTTGCTTTTATTTCGTTCAAACTTCCCTGAATCTTTAAGTAAGTATGCGAAAGTAAAACCTGCGCTCGTAGTGTTGTAAAATCGTCCATTATTTTGCTTTTGCGTATTTTTTAATTAATGTATTGCCGTGTTGTTCCTGCTCAAAGTAAACTAATTTTTCTTTATCAAAAAAGATTTCGTGTTTACCTATCTTCCCGTTTGAACGTGGTTTAATCTTATTAAAGTACAATTCTGCTTTATAAAACGTTGGGTCTTCGCGGTGTACTGTTACCATACATTTTCCCGAGTTAAACCATTCCGAACCACCTTTTAAGTCATAAGGCACGGGTGCGCTTCTTTTTCCGTTTTCCTTTTCCGTTAATTTCGGGTGGATAATCGTATGTAAGTGTAAATCGTTGTCTTCGGCTATTTGGTTACGATACGGCAATACGAACTCCAAGTATTGAGCGTAACCACCGTAATCGTTGTAAGGGTGGTTTAAGTCCTTCCAAGAATCTATCGAAGCCGTTTCAAGTCCTTCGTCTTTTTTTAGTTGTACCGCGTAATCCCAAAATTCTATCGGTGTCATTTTCGCTTTAATATCGTCTCGCGTTAGTACTTTGAAATGGTGCGTTATCCATTCAATAGCTTGTAAAATTTCATCGTCTGTAATAACATTGTAATTACTTGGGTTGAAACTTTTGCCCGTTTTCTTGTTGATTAAGTCCGCGATTATTTCCACGTTCGAACCAACATCAGGAAAATAAACTAAATGTTTCCAACCATAAAAACGGCTCGTGTTCATTAAACATTCCATAAGAACTTGAGTTTTACCGCTCATCGGAAACCCCGTCCAATCCGTGCAATTTCCTAAACTCATCGAGTAATACTCGTCCATTCCTTCGAAGCCTAGGTATTTACCTTTTTCGTGGTAATTGTTTCTATACCTGAATAGGTCGTCTATAACTTCGTGTGCTTTTGTTATCTTAAATCCTTTCATTGCCAAGCAAATTTGAATGGTTCGTCTTTTGTTTTCGGGTTGTTTTTATCCAACCATTTTTTAGCAGTCAAATATAAACTTTTATAGGCTTTATTTTTAGCGTAGTTTTCTATTTGGTCTAACGTGTCGTTAATTTGTTCTTCGGTGTATTGTTCTTTTAACTTTTCTAATTCATCTAAAGTTATAGATAGATGCGCAAAGCGTCTATATATATTTACTTTATCTTTTACTTTAACATTATCTTTATCAGCTATTTTTGTTATCGTTTGTATGCGTTTGCTATCGTTTGCTTTCGTTTGCCACCTTTTGTTAGCGCCTGCTTTACCCGCTTCGCTTCGCTTTACTTTGGTATCTTCGAACTTAACTAAGTCGCGCTTAAGTTGTTGTTTAATAGGCTCGAAAGCAATTTCAGTTATTAAGTCTTCCGCTATTGGGTCTTCGTCGTTAACGTAACTGAGAATGTGTTTGAACAATTTACCCGCTTGTTCGTCGGTTAGTTTGTTTATAGTGTACTGAAGGTCGCAATACAAGATAAAACCTTTTTTGTCTTTAGCCATTTATCTAAATTTAAGCAATAAAAAACCCCTGCAACTCCGTCGGCTTCCACTTCGACTTTATTACAAGGGTTAATAATTTCTTTCAGGTTCTATAATGTGGAAGGCGAACCGTATGCAAATATAACTAATTAATTCATATTTTGTTCTTCGTAAATAAAATTTATTTGATATTCTCCCCTTCGCATTCGTTCTTGGATAGTATCAAGGTCTTTTAATCCGCCTGCTAATTTAACGTCTACGTAAAGGTCATTAAGTGAGCGCGTTATTTTGTAGTTATTCATTTCAGCGCGTAGGTGTTCGGTGTCGTTAAAAAAGTGTCGGTCGTTTATCGATTCCCACAAATTAGCGTTATTAAAAGCGTGTATACAAGTCGCGTGGTTAAGGCCTAACATTTCGCCTATTTCAATATAACTGAATCCGTAATGGCGCATTAATTTAATTAGATAACCCCGTTGGTTAACGTACTTTCGTTTTCGGCTACGTTTACGTAAATCGTTATCTTCGATTAGTGTGGTAAATTTATTTTTTAGTTGCATTTATTTTAATTATTAAAGGTTTCCAAATATCCAAAACTAAAATAGCGTGGTTAGTGTCGTAGGCTTGTACTATCGTTATTCGTTGTTTGCGTTTGGATTTCGGTGTTTCCTGATAGTAATGTGTTATAGCGTATTCTTTCATTTTTTATTTTTATAATGTTACAATAGTGGTTAAAGTCGAAGTGTCCGTTTTTATGTATAGCGCCACCGCCACTTGTCCACCAACGAACTTGGTCGATTAAATCAATATTCCCGTCTTGAGTTCTTACCGTTGTCATAAGCGTTTTGTATTTTAGTGTTATAATCTGCTTGTATAAATTCTTCGTGTAAATCCGAGTTTAACAAATCGTCGTAAATTTCCGTTGCGATTAGTTGTAAGTCGTACTCGGTTAACAAGTGTTCTAATTCTATTTCCAAGTCCGAACGATAAGCAACCGCCGTGGAAATTGTTACGATTAAATCGTTGTCTTCGTCTATTGATAATTCGAAGGTACATTCTCCTTCAAAGGTATCTTCGTAAAAGTACGCTAACGGGTAGTGTGTTTCTATTCTCATAAGATTATAAAATAAGCAATTAATAAAAGTGAAATAAAAAGCGTTCCAAATAGTAAAATAAAATCGCGTATCGCGATAAGCAATAATTTTGCTTCGTTGTCTAATTGGTTATAAAATTCTCTAAATCGTTTCATTGTTTAAGTTTAAGCGTGTTAATAATTCTTGCATTGTGTTCCATTCCTTCCAAGCCCTTTGAGTGTCATTATCTAAGTGTCCGAATGCGTCTCGGCATTCTTCGTAATTAAATTTTAACTCCTGCTCGTAAGCTAAAATCGTGTCTAAAATTTCTTGTTTTTCCATAGCGTTTTTAATTAATGTGCGTTACCGAGTCGCACCCCTCGTTTTGATTATTTAATTATAAAGCCTTTTGCCATTTTTATTGAGTATTTTCTTTCGCCAATTTCTTTACCACTAACAAAATTTATTATTACGTCCCTTTTGTTTGTAAATCTTACAACTATACCCGCAAGCGTTTCAGGACAATCATACCAATAAAGTTTACTTCCGATTTCTAAATTGTGTTCTGCTGTTTTCATATTGTTTCGTTTTTAATTATATACAAATATAAAACAAAGGTTTTAATCTACCAAACTTTTTAACAAATTTTTTTCACTTTTCAATAATTTATAATGATTCTAAATAAGGAATAAGCGTATAAACTTACGGAAAGCCTAATAAAATAAGCCTATAAACGAAAAAAGGGGATTTTATCCCCCCTAATTAAAAACGCTATACGCAAACTTACAACGGAAATTTGAAACTATCGATATTCTTAACTATTAATTTATCAACTTCTTTGCATTCGATTTTAAGAATCCGTCCGCCTAATGGCTTTGGTGGTGCGCCACGTTCAACGTGCCAACCGTATGCACCTTCGCCGTATTCTTCTTTGTACGTTCCTGTTAACATTAAATGGAGTTGCTTTTGTTTAATTGAGTAACCCATTTTCGCATTGTGTTTAATGGTTTCCCTAACATCGTTACGGCTTGAATTTTCGTGAATGTGCCCCATTGTAAACACGTCAAAGTCCTCGTACATTTCAAGCGCTCGCGTAAGGTTTAACGCACCTTTGGTAACTACACCCCCACCGCCTGAGCCGTGATAGTATTTTACTTTAGTTGTTATTTGAGCGTTCCCGTGGAATAATTGTCGAATAATTACCCAACCTCCATAACCTCCCGTTTGAACGTTTGAACCACATTTGTAGTTTAGTAGGTCTACGAATCTTTGGAGTAAGTCCGTTTCCTGATATTTGATTACTCCCGTTTCGTGGTTTCCGTAGCCTATTACTTTTATAATATCCGCATAAGGCTTAAACCATTCCGAAGCCGTTTCAACAATCGAATCTAAATAACGCGCGTTGTTGTGTTCTTGTCTAATGTCCGATTTGTTGCGGCGATTATCCCCGCGTCCCTGCATAAGGCAAAAGAAATCCCCGTTTATAACGACGGGTATATTATTCTCCTTACAAAAGTCCAAGTGTTTAGCAAGTAATTTTCTATCGCATTTTGGATTATCCCAATGTAAATCCGATAACATAGCTACGTGAACTTGCTTACCGTCAAGTTGCAGTTCGTGGACGTTTCGTCCGTGTTTAATTAAATTCATAACGTTAAATTTGCCCGAAATATCGGAAGAATAATCGAACTCGCGAAATAAAAGTAGAATTCAATATTAATTTAAGAACGAAACCTAATACAAAAGCAACCAAAACCAACCACCACGAAGTACGATATTTAACAACCTGAACGGCCTTCGCAGTATTCCATTTTGTTTTACCTTCTATTCGCAAGGTCTTAACTCGTTCTTTATATTCTATTCGTGTTTGAAAACGGGTTTTAGGCACGTAAACGTTCTTAAAATTTACTATGGTGTCTTTAGTTGTTATAAACTTTTCCCAAATTATCGTATCATTTTTAATAACGGGGAACGAATCTAAAGTAGTTATTCGTATCGTGTCGCTATCGTTAACCACCTTTAAGCCGTGTTTAAGCGCTTTTCGGTAGTGGTATTGTGCTTTGCGTTCACTTGAACACGAAAGTTGCGTTAAAACGCATATAAATGCAAATAATCTAATCATAAACTTTCAAGCATTTTAATCATTCTCGGACACGGGTAAATGTCCGCTTTGTCTTTTCTTACGGAGTTATGCGTAAAGATTCCTTTTTCTCCGTCAAAGGCTGCTTTATCTAAACTCCAAATTTCTTTACGATATTCTTTAGGTATATTGTAAGTTTCGCAAAGGTATTCTACGAGTTGTCTTAAAGATTCTATTTGTGCATCCGTGTATTTGTACCAATGCTTGTAACCCTTATAAGGTTCTTCCAACGTGGTAACGTAAGACGGATTAACAACACCACCAACGTAATTGTAAAATTTTCCGTCTTTTTCTTTGAGCATTCCCCAATTACATACCTCTATACCTACGCTTAATTTATTTAGGTTCTTATATTTCGAACCCATACGCGCAAAGTCTTCGGAATCAATACCCAAGTGCCACGCCCAATGCTTTGAGCTAAAACATTGTATTATCGTTCCATTTTCTCCTATTATAAACGCGGTTGCTATTTGAGATTCGTTACTATTCCAAAAACGTGCGACACCTTCCGCGTTTCCATTCCCTGCGGTATGGTGTAAATATATTTGCGTCTTGTCGCTCGGTTCTTCGAAGAATTGTCCTTTCGATAAACGCTTTTGAACTATCTTTTGAATGTCTAATTTATTTGAACTCATCCCATTCTTGTTTTTTTGCCGTTATAAATTCCTTAAATGATTTTAGAACGTCTTTTTTAGTTACATCGAAGTAACTTTCATTAATTGATTTTAACTCCGTGAAAACGCAGTAAAACGTAAAAGCCTTGGTTAACACTAAATCAACTTTTACGAATAATCCTATTAAATCTTCGAGAATGTATTTCTCAAGGAAAAAAACGCAAACAATCGCACCCGCATAAAGTAAGGTTTTAGAAATCGTCCGAGCGAACCCACGTGAACGCAAAGGCAACTTTAACTTTTTACTTCGCCATATACCTGCGCAAAGGTCAACCCAAATAAAAAGAATAGTTATAGTAACCATTCCTTTAACGGGCGCAAGAATTGAAAGTAGCGAAATTAAAAATAAAAGTAGTTTAGTTTTCATTATGGTAAAAGTTCAATAGTTCGAATGCTAAATAAGCGCCGTAACTAACTGCAAATAGTTTGTAAAAAATATATGGTGCTTCAAATAGCGTAAACACTACTCCCGTAAAAGATAGTATGTAATAAAGTAATGAAAGTCCGCGTAAATGATTAAGCATACAAAGCGTTTAAGAAGTCGTTTATATTCTCATACGTGTTTTTGTTAATTGACATCGAAGTGTCGCACAAAATTATTCCTTGGTCCGTTGGAACGTGCGCTTGAGTATCGTCAAGAATTTCGAATTCTGCTTCGAAAATATATTCAAGTTCGTTCATTGCGAACCCGCCTTTAATGGTTGTTAAATTAAACATATGCAAAAACTTTTATTAAATCTATATTCGCAATATCCGCGGAATTTTGACAAGCCATAGTAAATAAAATGTAATTGTCAACCGTGCGGTTCAACGTGTTTGTTAAAACTGTTCCCGTAGTGAAATCCGAAAACGCCACGTTTGAATAAGAAGTCAAGGTAGTTCCATTGTATGAAAAATTGCGTTCGCAATATCCAACGTATTGAGTTCCACCGCCACTCATTGTAAAAGTAGTATTGAACAAACTTGCGCCCGTTAAAGTGTTCGAAGTATTAAAGTAAATACGTCCGTACATTTGGCCAACGTTACCGCTTTGTCGGTACATTCTAAATACCACCTGAAGAATGCTATTCGTTGTTAAAGTGTTTGCAGGAATCAAAACCGAATGACAAGCCGTTATAACTGTTCCTGAAGTTTGCGTTCCAAGTACACCGCTAAAACCTAATAATCTTGGATTTGTTGAAATTGCTATATTTCCCGAACCAATTAATGAAGTTCCGTTAATTGTTTTGATATTCGTTCCCGAAACAAGCGTGTCTTGTTTAGAATTTAACGCGGTTTGTGTTGCCGTGCTGATTGGTTTATTTACGTCGCTTGTATTGTCAACATTTCCGAGACCTACATCCGATTTTGTCAAAGTAATATTTCCACTACCTAAAAGCGAAGTAGAATTCAATGTCTTGATATTTGTTCCACTTACTAAAGTTGGTTGCAATCCACTTTGAGACGCGGTTATAATTTCTGCGCCCGTTATGGACTTAGATTCGTAGCCGTCTGCAGTAGTTACCGAAACTTCGAGTAAGTCGCTATTTTGTAAATTTGTACCTTTTGGAGTTAGTTCACTTATTTTTATCATTTTCTAATTTGATTAGAAGTTTTTTTAGTTTAATTACGTTTGCCTTCTTTGGCGTGTATGGTTTCTTTATATTACCCATCCGTTGTAGTTTGAATCCGAGTTCGGATAAATGTCCGAGTTACTATTGGTATAGTATTCAGGAAACGTGTTACCACTAAAAGCCATATATTGTATAAAACGCTCGGTGTAGTTTTGCGCTAAGTAACGTTGTTTTTCTATTAAAAAGTCCACTTCGTTTTTATCTACGTTAGACGCGTTTTCGCTTGAATGCTTAAAGATTCCTTTGTTAGCGATTGTATAGGCCTGAAAAGGTAAAAACTCAACCATTGCCCAATGGATTAACATAGGCTTTAAGTAGGTTTCTACAAGGTCAAGATACGGATTCGCTAACGTGTTATTTACTATATCCGTTTTTATTTTGTCTAGTAATTGCGTTCCCGTGTACTGTTGAATGTGGATGTCTTGAGCAACTTTAATCCATTGAATAAAAGTGTCCGTGTCCATATTACCGTTGGTGGCGGTAAACCGAACTAAATCGTCTCGTGTTATTAATAATGCTTCTGCCATTATCTTTCGTTTATAAATCCTCGGTTCGGCATATCTATTGGACGTGTCGAAACAAGTGCATTGTTTTTAATTTTATAACCAAATTTTTCCGCTTTTCGTACGGCTATTTGTTTTGCGTTTGGAGAATTAACGTCTATTCCAAAACGGCTATCGAACTGAGCGTAAACTTGTTTATTCCAACGGTGGTGGCAATTTGGACCACCCTTGTACAACCAAATATCATAAGTTAAATTTCCGTTTTTACCGAAACCGATTGTACGTCCTTCAGCGTTTGTATAGAATCCGTTAACTACGCTATTACTCATTCGTAAAATGTCTTCTTTGCGATAAATCTTATTTGCGCTTTTCATTAACTTACAAAATGGACGCATTTTACCACTTTTACCGCCGTCTTCGCCTTCGTAAACATAGCGAGTAATAAACTTAACCCCTTCGATAACTTCGTCTTGTTCGGACTTTGCGTTAGGAAAAGCCATTCCCGTGTTAACCAATTCTACCAAACGACTGAACAAAGATTTTTCGCCTTTAAGTGTTTTGTTTTCTTCTTCGTCCGTGTCGTAATCAACGGGTGCTTCGTCTATTAATAACCAATATTCTTTGGGTTGTTCTCCGAATTCTTGTAAAGCTAACGCGATTTGTTCTTCTAAACTTTCGGACTTTAATTGCGTTGCGTCCGCGCCCGTTTCCTCGGTTACTTGTTCTTCGGTTTGTGCATTTTCTAAGTCCGTAAATTCAAGTGGTTTTAATGTTCTAAAGAATAACTTTAACGCGATTCCGTTAAACGCTAATATATTATCAAAGGCTTCTAAGATTTCGTCTTGAAACGGCTTAATAATCATATTGTTAAATAAGATAAATGAGTTTTGTAATTCGTCTGCGTTAGAACTAAATCCGTTCGTTGAAGCAATACCAAATAACAAAGGACTTGTAACGTTGTGGCCTAACATTATTTTACGTAAACATTCGTCCGATAAATACGTATAATGGTCGGGCGCGTCATTTAATGGTATATCCTCGACCGTGGTTTTAGATTCAACGTTGGAATTAAACGCTACGATAACTTTTTGACCTTTAGAACCCGTTAAACGTCCTAGAACCTTTTGGCTTATTAAGTCTTGTTGTTCTTCCGAAGGAACTCCGTTGTTAAAGTTAACGACTTTCGTTCCTGAGAATCCGTTTTGAACTTCGTTTATTAAATAGTCGCTTACTTCTTCTTCTAAAACTGCATAAGGTAATGCGCCTTGGTAGTCGGGATAAGCATAGTATTTCATCCCAACCCCATAAGGCTTTACAAACATTATTTCGATTTTTTCTTTTGAGAATCCGAATGCAGGAATTCGCATAGGTGGAAACTTACGTACTTCCTTCCAATTATCCGAATAATAATACCCCGTTACTTCGCCTTTGTCGTTACATTTTTCAGCGCGTAAAAGATTCACGGGTATATGGTAAGCCTTTAGAATTTTATCGTGCTTTTCGTTGTAGTGTACTTGTATAGCAAATTGACCAAAAAGTTTTCTATCGAATACCATTCTACGAACGCAATCTTTACTAAACAAGGTCATCATTTGAGCGTACTCGTTAGGCTTACGCGAAGCGTCTAAAGCGCTTAATCCTTTTCCGTAAATCAACCGAGTAACGTTATTTATTATCGCGCCATTTGTCGTTGAATTCGTATACCTATCAATTAAGTAATCGAAGTAATCGTTATTTTCTCCCCAACCTACCCACGCGTCGCGTGAGTTTTCCTGAAGTACGGGTTGTTGGTATTCCGCTAATTGTAATACGTGGACGTTATTACTCATACATTATAAAGTCGTTAGTTGTTGTATTGCTTATGTATTGCCCGTCGTTAACCGAGAATGTGTCAATCGGTTGATTAGTGCAAAACATACGTTCTTTTAATAGTAGATTTCCACTTCCGTCTTTAATTACCGCCCAATAAAATTGGTTTTCTTCCGTGGGTAAAACTCCACTAAAATCGTAAACGTAATCCCCTGCGGTAAACGTTCCTGCAACTACTTGCGTTGTATTCGTGTTTTCGCCTGTTAACTCCAACGTTGTGGGTGTACCATAACGCGGAATAAACTTAAATGTTTGGCTTACGTTAGTTTCTTGAACTACTATCATATTTATATAACTCCTATTCCGTGTTTTTGTGCATAAAAAAAGGGGTGTTTCCACCCCCTTAACGTTATGAAACAAAGTTCTTAGTTAGTTACAAGCGTTGGGTTGTTCAACAAAGCAAGTAATTGTGCTTCGGTGTTACAATCCAAGAAGTTTGCAGGGGTAGCCTCTTGACCCGTAAAAGTCAATCCGTAACCGTTCATATCTCCTAATGCAGTTCCGTTTGAGATAGTACCCGCTGTTACGTCCATTCCTCGGAATAAACCTGCAATAAAGTATTGCCCTGCGTTTGTCTCAACGATAATGTTAGGACGCCCGTAAGATAATAATTTAACTTGTTTGTGAGTAATTGCGTCTTGCTTTTTTAGTTGAACGCTTAATACTTGTTCGAAGAACGTAGTTCCGTTCTCACGTGAACTTGTAATAGTTGTTTCGAAGGAGTTTGTTCCTTTTAATTCGAATCTATAAATCGAAGTAGTTATTGCAGGCGCAATCGGATTCAAAGAAATTGCAGTAATTACGTCTTCGTAACCTAATGCAGTATCGTAAGTAATGTCGGTTTCGTCATAGTGTCCGTAGTTAAGAACGTAAAGGTTTTTCAATCCCCCTACTATGTCTTTACAAGGCTCTAATCTACCGTGTGAAATATCGCAACTCATTTTATTTTAGTTTTTTAATGTTAAAAAAAAGGGTGGTAGTTTTATCCACCACCCCGTTATATTTTGGTTAGGTTGATTATCCGTAAATTACGATGTCTTCAATAACTCCGTATTGAGTACCCGCAGCCATTCGCATAACTACACGAACGTTGTCATCTCCTAAAGTAGCCGAAGTATCAATTACTCTAACTTCTTGCGTGTCGCTCAATAAAGAACAACCAAAGTAAAGGTTAGAAGTAGTTGTAGCCAACATTGAAGAAGTTGGTAAACCGTTAGCCATAAACAAAGGAAGTCCGTTGAAAGTAACCGCGCCGTTGTTATACCACATAGTTCCTTGAGCGTTAACACCCGAGTTAGACGTAGCCAAAACGGAGAATCCACCTAATGCAGCAACATAAGCCTTAAGAACGTCTTGAGAAACGTAAATTTTCAAGTCCGCTTTTCCATAAAGACTTGCAGGGATAGCGTTGTAAACTGATTGTAAAGCAGGGATAACGTTACCCGCGTTAATTGTACCACCCGCGATGTTTTGAGCGATTGGTAAGTTAGGGTCTGCTTGAGCGGTTGTAAACAATCCGTCAAATTGTCCACTTACTGCGGAAGAACCTTGCCAAATAGAAATCTCGTTAGCGGCTGCAACTTTTTCAGCGGCATAAGCGATTAAGTAATCCGAAAAAGATTTTGGTAAAGTGTCGAAAGAAGAATAACCCATTTCGATTGATTGCCAAGTTGAATGGAATTCGGACTTACAAAAAGTCATATTTACTTGAAGGTCTTTAACTTGTAATACACGCTCGGTTAAGTCAACCGTTCCAATCGGAGTAAAGTCGCAAGAAGCGTCTTTTAAGAAATCCGTTGTCTCAAGTCGTTGAATAACGGCTTTGTATTTTACGTTAGGCATAACGGTAACACCGCCACCCTCGATAGTTGGTGCGCTTAATAAAGCGGCTGAAACGTACTTACCTGCCCATTGGCCTGCGTACGAAGTAGTAATAGTTGGATTAGCCATTTTTTTTTAATTTAATTATTTATACATTTTGTTAAGTACGGAATCCATTATTCCGCGTGGTGCTTTTTTACCGATTTTAGTAAATTCGGTTTTAGCTTCGTTTTCAGGATTAAAAGCGATTGGCTCGGGTGTTTCCATAAGTTCGGTTGCTTCTAATGCAACTTCGTCAACTTTGGTTAACTTCGCTAACTCAACTTTTAACGCTTCGTTTTCTTCTTTAAGTTTTTCCATTTCGCTAAAAAATGTTTCTTTAACGATAGATTCAACAGTTTTTTTAGGAGTTGAAATTGGTTCGCTCATTTGTTGCTCGGGTTGTGGTGTTGTTGCGGGTGCTTCAGGTGCTACTTCGTCTTCGGGTGCAACTTCTTCGGTGGTTGGTGCTTCTTTGATTTCGGAAATAATACCTTCTTCTACGATAACAAGAATTCGTCCGTCTTCTAGTTCGTATTCTCCAACGGGAACGGCTATTTTTTGTTCGTCTTCCGTTACGACAAAAACTTCTTTACCTGCTTCGAACGAATCCGCTTCGATTTTGGTTACTCCGTCGCCCATAAGCATTTGCTCTAACTTTACTTCGTTAGATAACAACGCTTTTATTTTTTCTAGTAGTGTGCTATTTTTCATTTGTGTTTATTTAAGAAATTTTAATTGATTCCAAAGTTTTTGAATAAGATGTTAATGCACCTTTCAATCCGTCTTGAATGTTTTCTTTTTGTTGTTTAACTTCAGCAGGTAACGGTAAACCTAATTCTTTGGCGGCTGCTTCGTATTTATCAAATATCGGTAGTGCTTTTTGATTAGTAGCTTTAATATCGTTTAATTGTTTCAAAGCGGTTGCCGTGTCCGCTTTAATTTTTTGCATAATATCAAACGCTTTTTTTCTTGATGCGATTGCTTCATTGTAAGCCTTTTTTACATCGTCTGCAAGTGCTAAATTTACTTCGTGCGTACCTAACTCAGTTTTTTTAGCTTGGATTTCGTCCGCTTTGTTTATTTTGTCTAAAATTGTTTTCATATTATTATAATTAAAGGTTAAAAGTTTTGTTGCATTTTGTTACGGCTTCGGATACCAAAGCGGTGGTGGTGGAACGGGGTTCGGTGGTGTTACGTCGCTTCCTATTCCTTGGTTTTGTAGTTTGCCCGTGCAACACTTGGAATCGTATGTATTGTTCTTGCATAAGCACCCACGCTTACCACCTCGCGGACTATTTCTTATTTCTTGTTTTCGTGCCTTCAACTTGTTTAATCTTTTAATTACTTTCCGTATTTATTTATAAATCTTAAAACCTCGGTAAGTGCAACTCCGTTATTTTCGTATTGTTTTACTTCGGGTAAGTTGCTTATTTGCGATTCGGGTAGTCCAAGTTCTTTAGCCATTCCTACCATTCTATCATAAGTTGTTCCCGTAGTTGCTATACCTTTATTAGCTTTTTCGTATAACGAAGTTAAATTCTTTAATTCCGTAGTTATTAAATCCATTTTGCTTTTTAATACTGCGATATTATCGTTATCAAATTTGACATTTCTTTTTAATTCGTCCGTTATAGCTAACTCGATTTCGTGTTTTTCTAAATTTGTTTTTTCGATTGCTTCGATTTTTACTAATTTGTTTAGGATAGTGTTAATTGTACTCATTTTATTTTATGTTTAATAGATTTTTAAGTTCGTTTACTATTTCCGTGGCTTCGTCTTCTTCCGAACTCATTTCGAATTTATCCGCGAAGTAACCTTCTATACTGAATCCTTTTACTTTGCCTTCTTTAACATCGTTCCAAACTTCGTCGTTATTTACTTTCATCGAAATAATCCAAGTTCCTTTAGGTAATTTGAATCCGTATAAATTTGATTTGTCCTTTTTTTCGTCTTCGATTATCCACGACTCAACAACGCTTAAACCGTTTAACTTTTTTTCGTGTTCGTAGGTCGCATTATTTTGGTTGGAACGCATTAAAAATAATTCACTTGCTTTCCTAATTGTATCCTCGGAAAAGTAAATATAGTATTCTTCGTTCTTTGCGTTTCTTCGGTAAATTTGTTTATTAGGAACTAAAGCCGCACCCATAAGAATTCGTTTCTCGGTGTCAACTTCTTTGAGTTCGATTTCGTGTTTATTTAACGCTACAAAGTTTTCTTCGATTGCAGGGGATTTTACAACGCTTACCGCGTCTATTCCGCTTTGTTCGTCGTTTTCGTCTATAATTAGCTCGATAATTCTCATAACTTAATAATTTATTTTTGGTTAAAGTGTTGCGTTTTGTATTCTATTCCTATCCAAACTTTGCGCCGTTGTTACTTGTCCACTAACTACGTATGCTTGCGTAGGTTGTTGTTGAAGTTGCGAAAGTTGGTTAAGTCCGTTGTTACCTACGACATTAAACGAAGGCGCTTGAGTTCCACCCGACATTCCACCGCCACCACCTTCGCTACCACTACCGCCACCTGAAGCCGAACCACCACCTTCGAATTTTTGCGAAGCGATTTTAGCAACTCCTACTAATCCACTTGCTACGGCTATTCCTGCGGCAATACCACCACGAACGGGCGAAGAAGGGTCGGGAACGGGTGTAAATTGGGAAAAGTACGCAGCGCGAGCGCTTAAGTAAGTATCAATTAATGCCGTGGCTATACTAGCAGCCTTCTTAACTTGGAATGCTTTACGCGCTTGTTTTTCTCCCTTCTTACCAAACATTTCGGTAATGTCGGAAATCAAACTTAATCCCGCTTTTGCTAAATCCGCGTTTCGTTTAATTTCTTCTTCTTTTCGTGCTTTTGCTTCGTCTGCGTATTTTTTATCTATTGCCGCTTTTTCTTTTTCCTTGGCTTCGGTTATTGTTTTTTCTGCGTCTGCATTACCTTGCGCCATTCGTTCCATTTCTGCGTACTTTTCGTCAAGTAAATAAAGTTCGCGTTGTTGCTCGGTTAAACTCGATTGATAGTTTAATTCCTGTAATCCTTCGACTTGCATATCAAAATCTAATTGACGCTTTTTTTCTTCGTCTTGTACCTTCTTTTGGAAGTCTTGAGTTCGCTTTAATACTTCGGCTTGGTGCTTTTCGTCTATTGCTAACAAGTCTTTGTTCAAAAGGTCTTTAGCATTTACTAAAATTTGTCGTTCCTGCTCGGTTAGTTTAGATTCCGCGTTTACCCTTAAATCTTCGAGTTGTTTGTTATATTCTTCGCGACTTATTTTACCTGATTCATATTGTTTATCTAAAGCGGCTTGTTCATCTGCTATTCGTTCTTTTAAGAAATTGTCTCGGTAGTCGTTATAAGCGTCTTGACGTATTGCCTTTTCTTTTTCTATTCCGTCCGCCATTAACGCTAACTTTTGGTTTTCGGCTTCTTCTTCTAATTTGCTTTGGTCGTCGTATTGTTTCTTAAGATTATCTATATAAGCCTTGCGAGTTTGTTCCGCGTTTTGTTTCCCCTTGCTTGCCGCTTCGCTCGCTTGGTCTGCCATTTCTTTGTTATGTTCGGCTTGCATTATTTGAATGGAGTGGTTTGTGTCTGCGTTGTCTTTATAAGTTTCGTCCATTATTTTTCTAACGGCTTCCGCTCGTTTTTTCAACGCTTTGTATCTATCGGAATCTTGGTCTTCGGTTGCTAATAGTAAATCCATTTCGGCTTTTATTGCTTTCATTTTGGATTTTTGAACTTCTAAATATACGCGTCCACTTGCTAAATGTGCTTTAGCCTTGGATAGTTCCATTTCATAGGTGGCTTTTCCTGAAGCCTTTGCTAATTCGATTTCGCGTTGCGCTTTAGCGTCGTTTTGAGTTTGTTCTTTTTTAATTGCTTTGGCTCGTTTATCTGCTCCTTTTATAACCGCTTCCGTGTGGTCTTGCGCGTTCTTTTTTAGTTTAGCCGTCTTTACATCATCAACCACCCCCATAGCTTCGAGCGCTTTAACTACTCCGTAAATAATACCGACGATTGGAAACATTACTGATATTAATATCTTTGCTCCCGTGCCTAATTTCTCGAACTTTTCACGCGCCCACATTACCGCTGCGGCCACCTTGTCAAAATTGGCAATTAATAAACCAACTAACACAACGATAGCACCAATTCCCGTAGCAATTAAAGCAATTCTAAATAATTTCATAGCGTTACTCGCTACACCCGTTGAAACGGCTACGCCCGTTTGCGCCGTCGCTAATCCTGTTGAAGCAACCGCTTGAGCGCCCGTTGTAACTACGTTTACTTTGTCTACCGTTGCACCCGCAGCCGTTGCTGCATTCTTCTTAAAGATTTGTAAGTAAACGTCTTTAATGTTTGCGCCTAATTGCTTAAATGAATCCTTTGCCTCGAGTACACCTTGAACGCCTTGCGAAAAGGCCATAGCGCTTTGAACTCGTAACATCGCTTCTTGCACCGCTTCGCCTTCAACACCAATTAAACCTAAACCACCCTCAACCGCTTGGAATCCGTCAAGAACTCCACCGAACGACTTGCTTAATGCGTTAAATTTTCCGTCGGGGTTAAATGAGTTTACCATATCGTTCGTGAATCCGATTTGGTCTTTTAATTGAGCGGCTGCCTTGGCTGCTCGTATTGCTTCGTCCGAAGTTTCTCCGTAGGCCGCGGAAATCCTTTGAAGTTCTACAACCGCTTCTTTATATTGCGCCTTTAGACTTTTTACGTTGTCTTTAACCTCAAGTTCAATCGTTCTTTTTTCCGCCATTTTTTTCTAGTTTCTTTATTAATAACTCCCGAAGCATTTGTTTGTACGCGGGTTTAATTTTGTCGTGTAGTTTGTATTTACCTTTTGCGATTTCTATATATTCGTGTTCTCCTACGAATTCCGCTACCTGCAATAATTGTACTATTTGGTTTATCATTGTCTTAAAATTAAAATTTGGCTTGTTTGTGTTGTTCCGTCTTGGTAAATGTATTCACAATTAACCGATATAACATCGTTTCTTCCTTCAGTTTCTAATTGTATTCCGTCTTCCGTTATTCTCAAATTTCCGTCTTGCGTTGCTCGGTCTATATTTCCAATTACGGGCGGTAAACTTATTCTAATTGTTTGCGAAGAACTAATCGAACTTGGTGTAATAATTACCGCCGTATTTGGCGAAGTAAAGTTAATTAACGTTGCGAAATTTGGTAGCGTAATTGGAACGGTTACTTGGTCTTGCGCTTGTCCCGTTTGAATAATACGAAGTGGAAATAACGGCATAAAATCGTTTAATAGTTCGAAGGTAGTTTCTCCCGTTACTAAATTCGTTTTCATTTCGTTAATTAGGTAGCGCTTGTCCCTAATTATAAGTCGGTCGTTTAATCTTAAATTAGTTAAAATTCCAACGGGTAAATTTGTCTTGACTGTTGTTAATCTATTTTTAGGGTTGAATAAGTTAGTTAAGTAAGGAAAATAATACGTGGCGAAAATTGATTGTTGAATCGGAGTTAACCAATAAGAAGAAGTTTCAGGCGCGAAGTTAGTAGAGTAGTTTATTCCGTTATCCGTTAAATCTTGCCCGAACATCATATAATCGTTCGTTTGAAATAAAGAACTTCCGTTTGTAAAGTGTACGTGTTGCGCTATGTTAACGCTTCCGTATTTGTAAAGTAAACACGGCTTAGGTATGTAAGGTGCATAGGCTTGGTCTAACGCATATCCGACTTGTAAACCCGTTGGAGTTCCTGAATGCGTGAATTGGTTAAATAATAAATTCTCGAAAGGAACTTTAATCGTAAATTCTCCACCGTCATAAGGGTATTGATATTCCGTGTTTCCGTATTCTTTTAACCCTTGCTCAAAGTAGGCCTTATTCATTAATGAATTAGATTGCTCAAAGGCGAACCCTATTTTTTTGTAAAGTTTTACTCGGTCTATTTCTATTTCGCTTTTATCCGTGAACTCGGTTATATCTATAATCGCGCCCGTCGCGTACCAATCTTCTAAAGGAATAATCGTGTACTCGTTTACTCCACTACCATAACACGTTAAATTAAATTGCTTTAAGATTCCTGAAATAAAATCTTGTACTTTCATTTGTGGCGCTAACTGCGCTAAATCAGTTTTTGTTAATAAGTTTAATGTTGTAGTTTTATATTGAATTTGACTCGCGTAAATCGTACTTCCAATATAACTATTAACCGTATATGTAAATCGTAAAGATATATTAACTGAACCCGTTGCCCTTAATTTGAACGTATACGTTTCGTTTAGTCCTAATTGATTAACAAAATACGCTACGTTTGTTCCTAATTGCCCACCTAAAGTAAAACCCAAACATTCCCAAGTTGTAAACAAACTTCCATTTACATAAGCATCTAAATAAAATGGAACGGTTAAATTTGAATTGCTTGAAATGCTAACGTCTAACGTATGGTCTAAAGCGCCGTTCAAAAACTGAATCGATAATTCTCCGTTGGTTAAATCAAACGAAGGCGATAAATCATAAGGATTAATTATTTGGCTTAAAATAGTGGAATACATTACGTCTTGCGATTGACCTACGAATTGAAAATCGTTTCTATTTTTATACCACAAATATGCTTGAGTAAATTTCGGGTCGGTTAAAAATGAACCATTAAAAGTTATTCCATAGTGTAAACCGATAATATCAAAAATAGATTTTACTCGTAATGCAGGAAATAACTCGTGGTAATTTATCGCGCCCGAATTCGTGTGTATATCGTTTGAACCTGAACCTAAAAACGGAACTAACCAATTAGGTACATTTGCCACGGGTGCGGTTGATAGGTATTCCCATATCCGATTAGAAGTAATTAGCGGGTAAGAAACGTCGTAATCCACCGTTGTAGTTCTTATTCGATTAAACACTTCGGTAAACGTGTAATCGTGGTTTACTGTTGTATAGTCAAGGTTGCTTAATAGGTCTTCGCCTACTAAATCTTTAAGCGTGGTAACATCGCCGTAAAAAGTAAGCGTGTAGGAGTTAGGTTGTCCGTTTTTTAGTTGCGACTTTTCCATTTGGATTTTACCCCTGCGGAAAAATGTC